TGTTAGCCGGGATAGATTTTTTCAAAGCGCATAAGGAATTATATTACAAAACAGTGGCATGAAATCTGAAGCCTGGTTTACCGCAAGAATGGTAAATCAGGCTTTTTTCAAGAAAAGATGAAAAAAAAGATGTACATCCAGATCGTTATGGGTTAGAATGAATAATGCGCGAGGGAACATTGCATCTTGCAACAGCAAGCCCAGAAATCATCCAGTACATCAAGGAACTGCAGGATAGTTTTCAAGCGCGGCTAAGGGAATATGAAACCAAGTATCAGGAATTGAAAGAACGCTACGACCTTTTGATATATAAACGGTTTGCCCGCAGTGCTGAGCAATTGGTTGATGACAAGCAGCAATCGCTGTTTGCCGAGGAAGCCGGGCAGCCTCCTGAACCTGAAACCGAGAAGCAGGAGATATCATCCTATACCCGCAAGAAAGCCGGGCGTAAGCCTTTAGACCCCGCCCTCCCGCGGCAGGAAAAAGTTATCGATATCCCGGAAGAAGAAAAAACATGTGCCTGCGGGGCGCAGATGAGCAAGATAGGCGAAGAAACATCCGAGAAAGTGGAAATAATCCCGCCTTCGATATATGTGCTGAAAACCATAAGGCCCAAGTATGCCTGCCGTTGCTGCGAGGGGACTGACGATGAAGAAAAGCCCGCAGTCAGGATAGCACCCTTGCCCCCGGCCATTATCCCGCGTTCAATCGCCACTGCAAGTCTGTTGAGCTATTGTTTCATACAGAAATACCAGGATCATCTGCCGTATTACCGGCAGGAAGTACAGTTCCAGCGCATCGGCATCCAGATAAGCCGGCAGGATATGTCGAACTGGCAGCAGCAGGTACATGCCAAACTCAAACCGTTGTTTGTAGTATTGAAGGAAACGCTGAAAAGCGGCCCCGTGATACAGATGGATGAGACTCCGGTGCAGGTTATGGGGGAGGAAGGCCGGGCGGACACCCAAAAAAGTTACATGTGGCTTGCCCGCGGCGGCCCGCCTGGAAAAGTAGTAGTCTTGTATGAATACCGCCAAACGCGCGGTGGGTGTCACGCGAAAGACTTTCTCTGTGGTTATAGCGGGTATCTGCAAACCGATGGCTATGAAGGCTATGATTCTGCGGTGAAGGCTATGCCCGGCATCATTCATGTAGGGTGCTTCGCCCATGCCCGGCGGAAGTTTTTCGAGGCGTCCACATCAACGGGTAAACCACAGTCGGCGGAGGAAGGGATAAAACATATCCGCAAGTTATATGAACTTGAAAGCCGGCTGAGGAAAGAGGGCCTTGAAGAAGGGTGTTTTCTTTCGACAAGGAAGGCACAGGCCGAACCGCTGTTGGCGGCTTTTAGGGCATGGCTTGAGAAACGCGCCGTTGAAGTGCTGCCCAGTTCATTGTTGGGCGGTGCGGTAGGGTATACCTTGAACCAATGGGACAAACTTGTTTCGTATCTTGAAAGTCCTCACTTGACGCCTGACAACAACGCCTGTGAAAACGCGATTCGTCCTTTTGTGCTTGGGCGGAAGAACTGGCTGTTCAACAAGAGCCCTGATGGTGCGGAAAGTTCCTGCGGGATATACTCGCTGATAGAGAGTGCCAAACAAAACGGCGTCCAGCCGCTTCTCTATTTACGTGAACTTTTTGAACGGTGCCCGCTTGCTGTCTCGACAAGTGACTGGGAAAAACTCCTCCCCTGGAATATCTTCACTGCTAAGATTTGACGGATACGAAGCGTGAATATGTGGGGTGAATTAATCAGGATTTGTTTCTCAAGGGCCGTCATTGAACACGGTGCGGTATTTTCAGGAGTAGAGGCTGGCAGCCTTTTGACCACAGCAGTATTAATAGTAGCTCCACTACCGGGCAAATATCCGGCACCCTTATTAAATATCTGTACAACGATTTATAAATGGCTTTTGGGATGTATTAACCCGGCTCCATTGTCAGGAAACCACGGCCCATTTATCGGGACGACAACGGGAATGGTGATCAGATGAGCCTGCAACCATTTGAGGGAGACCTCCTGTTGTATGACACTCCGGATGGTGGTGATATTCGCATCATGGAAGGGCTCATTGTAAGTGATCCATCCTTTAATACCGCCGTCTATTTATCTCTTTTCGGCGGCAACAAAGAGGACAACGGAAGGGTCAAGAACCGCAAAACATGGTGGGGCAACACCCTTCGAGGATTAAGAGAAAACCAGCGTTTGACTTCGCGTTTTCAATCAATTATATTCGGCCTTCCCATGACAACACGGAACATTCTGGATGCGGAAGAAGCGGCCAGGCTAGACCTTGAATGGATGATTAATGAAAAAATAGCAGATGAAATATTGACCGATGGAAAGGCTGTTGCACAAAACCGCTTTAGCCTAAAGGTGCAAATAATAGCAAAGGGAGATACGATTTTCGATAATGCCTTTGCTCTTTTCTGGAGATCGACAAATGCAATTTGAAAACAAAACTATTGAAGAAATCAGGGATTTAATAATCAATGCTATTGAGAGTAAATTTAACACCTCTTTTCGGCTCCTTTCGAAGTCCTTTTTATTCACACTGGCTACGGTGATGGCAGGGGTGTATGTCACCTGCTATAAGCAAATCGCGTGGGTATTTCTCCAGTGGTTTCCTGAAAGTGCATATTGGAAAACGGTAACTACATTAGGCATACCCATACGGCCACTTGTAAAATGGGGTGTTCTTATTGGAGTAGGAGAACCGCGACCCGGAACACAATGGAGGGGGCAAATTTCAGTAACGGCGGTAAATACCGGCAGTACGCTTATATCGGGCACCCAATTAAAAAGCAGCATCACTGGGTGCGTGTATATCACCGAAGAAAGCATTGCCCTGGAGGATGTCACTGTAATCGTGCCAGTTGTTTGTGCTGACATTGGCCCTGTGGGTAATCTGGAAAATAATGATACACTTGATTTCGTAACGCCTCTTGGCAGCGTGCAAAGGACAGCGCTTGTGGAATCGGTTATTGCCTACGGGCTGGACGGAGAAACCGAAACTGAATACCGTGAGCGTGTCATACGGCGCTTTCGCTCACCGCCTCTTGGCGGCGCATTATCTGATTATCAAATATGGGCCTCCGATGTGCCAGGTGTTTTGAGCGCATACCCTTACAGCGACCCAGATTCAGCGGCCGGTGTCCTTGTATTTGTTGCCGGAGTTTTGGTGCAATTCCCTCATCGCATCCCAACCCCTGATCTTTTACGGCAAGTTGGTGATGCTTGTACTTATGATCCGGTAACCGGAAGGGCAAATCGAAAACCCATAACGGCAGTTATTGATCCAGATTTTAATGGCTCCTATATAAACATTCGCCCCATTACTGTTAAGGAGTATACTGTGAGCATTAATGGCGCATCTGGAATACCAGCAACTGATTTTGCAAATGCGGTGAAACCGGCTATTGAAAACTATTTTCTTGGCCGTGAACCATACATCCGCGGTCTATCCGATGACAGTAATAGGCTTGACACAATTTCCAGTAATAATATTACCGGCGTGGTTGACCAGATTTCCATTTCGTTGGGGGCAGAATTTAGCAACATTACCCTTGAGCGGAATGGGCTAACGATTGCCAGCGAATCGCTGGATATGGGGGAACTGGCAGAACTATCCCATCTATTTGTTAATGGGATAGCCGTATGAGCGGAAATTTTTTTGATGCACTAAAACTACTATTTCCCCGGTCAAGAGCATTTGAATTGTTTATGGACAATTCAAAACGAAAATTTTTCAACGGACTTGCCGTGCTTCCAGAGGGTATCCGCAAAGATGCCGAACTTGCCTATTTTGACCTGTTTCCTGATACAACACGTTTCCCCGAAAAATGGGAAAAGGTTTTTGCCCTGATTTTCACAGAGGCAGAAAAAATTAAACGCAGGGACATATTAGATTCCATGTGGAAAACATTTGCCGGAGACCAATCAACATCGTTTCTTGAGACTATGCTTCAATGTATCGATCCAAGAATTTATGTTATAGAGAATATCCCTGTTAGTAATCCCCGGCATTCTGTGGTGGTACTCCTATCCGTGTGTGGTCACAACACCATGCGATGTGGGCACAAGAGAGCAGTTTGCGGCTATAGGCTTGGCAACAAAAACTTTGTGCCTACTATCATCAAAAACGATGCAACCACGGAATACAACATTCCAGTAGACAGAGCATACTGGGAAAATTGCTTTTTTATCTGTGCGTCCATAATACGCAACCAACATCAAAATATACTTTATGTTGAACCTTTGAGATTAAATGAAGTATGGAAAAATTTTGTTGAATACATGATCTTAAAGGTAAAACCTGTACATACGACTGCCATTGTGTTTATAGATTGGTTTAAAGGAGAAATCACATGATAAGGATAGATGAAAATTATACCGACTTTCGTGATGATAACGATCCGAATTATCCTGGTGGAAAGGCTATTGACGCCTCAACGCCTGAAAGTATCGATGGAACTCCGATTCTTGCAAAGTGGATGAATTGCACAAATGGCTTCCGTCAAGCAGTTTTTCAGAAAGCCTTTGGCTCACTTGATGAACTCAGTGGCAACCCAGACCACGCCAACAATTCCGATACTGTCAATGCAATACAAAAAATGATTTCCGACATGGTTTTGGAAGCACAGCTTGCTAGCAATACATGGCTTGCATCCGTCAACACTGTCGCAGATTTACCCTTTGATGGGCTTGACTCAAATAAAAATTACCTTTGTAAGGTTTTGAATGATCCAGATTATGACAATAACATTGCATGGCAATTGATAGCAGGTGAATCGGACTGGAAACCATTTGGGGCTATAACGTTTATTCCGCCCGCTACAGAAACCGAAAGAGGTGGTCTACGGGTGCAGTCGGGCAATGGTCTTGAACTTGAGGATGTTGACAAGCTTCGAGTAAAGCTTGCCACACCTCAAGCAGCTGGAGCAATGTAAGCACAGGATAAGGCAAGG